CTATAGGACCTAGTCCATTTGTTAATACACCAGTATTTTTTGCGGTGCCGTCGCCTACTACTTGAACTACTTTAGCCCAGATGCTTGTTTTAGCATTTACAGGGGCATCAGCAAGCAGTACCATTTTATTTTCAGTAGTAAACACATATCCGTCTTTAGGAACAAACTTAATCATAGATCCCGGAACAATATATCGTAAGTTAGAAAATGTGTATGTTCCTAACTTTTTATATGTTGGGTTTTCAACTGTTGACGTAAGGTCTTTAATATATCCAGTACTGATATTTGTTCCACTTGTAACTTGGGTAAAGGACGAAAATGCAACACCCAAAGAAACAAATGCATAGCTATCTAGATAAAAATCTTTAACTGTTTTACTTCCGAGCACTGGCTCAATTTGATTAATAACGATATTTTCGATATCTGTACGAGTATTAAAATTAAATTTAAAGTTTTCAACAATCGGCTCTTTAAACAAAATACCATCTGTACCAAATAAATTAGTATTACTGTATTTGCCAGTAGTATCTTTTAAATCAAAATAGCGACTAATGCCCGAGCTTACGCGGTTAATTGATTTAACTTTAACAATTTCTTGATTAACACTTAGCGGAAAGACGTTATAATCTTCGCCTGTAATCATACGATTTTGTGTATAGTATGTTGCAGGTGCGTTTGTTTTAATTGAGTCCGAAGACTCGGTTGTAGTTGCATTTGAAACTGTATAATTCAAACTAACTGTTACGGTCAATGTTTCTTGCTTGCCAGATCTAGTACTAATGTACGGAACATCAAATGTTACATTTCTAATATTAGATGGACTAATTGCATATTCAAATCCATTACTTACACGATAGTAAACTCTAAAATTGCCTTGAGGTAAATCACCGAATGTGCCGTCGGCAAAACTTAGACGAACACGGTCTCCGGTTCTTGTGATAACAGAAAAAATCTTTCTTGTATTTTTATTAAGGCTATTATAAATTACATTGTTACCTTCTACAGCATCAACTTTGACCCATTCGACAGATGGTAAGCCGCTAGTGTCAAGGCCGTATAACCATACGTCAGAATTATTAATGTTGGCTGCGTCTAAGTCAACTGTTTCATTTGTACTAGGACGAGCAATTGAAAATGTTCCTTGCTGTAAATTACCTTGACGGAAGTGTACAAAGAATCCAGTGTTGCTACTAGGAGCGCCGCCGCCATCGTCTCTATATAAGAATGCTAGGTTAGCACCAGGCAGTGGAGGTTCTTCAAAAATATTAATACTGTTTTTAAACGAGCTACTTACAATTTCAAAGTCCATGTTACGGCCGTCAATATTTTTTGTAAATCCGTAAATTGGTGCGTCAGTATTTGTAGCATTGAATCTATATTGTTCTGTTCTGATGCCTCCGATTGTTGAAGCATCTTGAGGTTTACCAAACTGTCCAGAAGTTGCTAGTGAGGCATTTAATACTTTAATAAATTGTTCGTTCCAGTTGGCATTTGCGCTATCGTTCCATACAATAGTCTGGCCAGAAAGGTTACGACCGTTACTGTCAATTACTGCTTCAGTTGTTCTTACACTGGTGAATTTTAATAGGCCATTAGCAGGTTGATTTCTTTTAGGGTTATAACTGAGTAGACGTGCAAGACGCAGTACGCTTTCTCTGCGATCAGCAAGTTCGAGGAAGTTGTCGCGAGCGTTTAAATCAAAGCGGAATGCTAAATTTTGTCCTAGGAAAGCAATGACATCAATAAGTGCTAGATACTCACTTGATTCAATGTAATCGTTAAAATCTTCTGGGTAGTTTTCACGAATATACGTGATCATTGTTCGACGTAAATTGTCGAAATCGTATGATTTAAAATCGGCGTTTTTAAAGCTCTGATATACTTTTGTCCAGTCTTCTGCCGCTAATAATTTATTTTGTCTATCTATGCTTGACATACTCAGTCCTCGATATTGTATTTATCGTATAGATAAACTGAGTATATTATCAAGAGAGTAGACTGTTGTCTTTGTCAAATTGGAATCTTAACTTTTCAGATATGCTGTAAGGTAAGTAGGTTATTTCACACTCAATCTGTAGGCCACTCTCATACTCACTAACAACTACGTTTTGAGCCCTAACTCGAGGATCATAGTTAATAATTTGGCTAACATTCTGTGTGATAAGATTCTTAACATCTGCGGTTAACGGTTCAAATAGCATGTCCCATATGATGGTACCATATGTAGGTTTTTCAAGTCGTTCACCCTGGCGCACATGAAAGTGATTGATGATGTCTTGCTTAATTAAGGCAAGATCGTAGAGTGCAAATGAGCCTTGCGGATTACCAACCGTGCTTATTCCCCTATAAGTTTTACTTAAAGGTGCAGTATATTGCTTTTTATTTTCAGGAACTACTGTTCTAGAATAAAGTGATTTTTCAATGCTCATAATAGTATTTATTTGCTAATTTTCTTAAAAGTATCAGTAGCTGTAGTATATTCAGGCTTGGCTGTTAATTTACTAGTATCAGTATTACTAGGCGCTTTAGGATTAAGATTTTCATGCCCAGCCCATGGCTCTTGTTGAGGTACTCGAGCTACTACCGGGCCTTCAACTGCTTCTGCAGGAGTCACAGCAGCCGGCGAAGCCGGAGCGGCAGCGGAAGCTAGACCAGAATTTAAGTGAATATTTCCACCATCAATCCAAGTATTAGCCGCAGTAATTTCTGTATTTCCACTAGAAGTTAACTTAGTACCACCATCTGCTTTAAGGTTAAATGCTTTACTTGTAATGTCTGTACCACCAGTTTTAAGTTTATATAAACCAGCAACTGTAGCTTCTTTGACCCCGGCTACACTTAATTTATAATCAGCACCTACTGTAATTACTTGAGTCCCAGTAACAGCCGTTGTTTGATTTGCTCCGGCAATAATTGTTTGGTCGCCGACTGCTTCAATATACATTTCAGTGCCAGATTTGATATTCACTGTTTCGTCGGCTTCAATGTTTATGTTTTTACCTGAGAGATTAATATCAACTTCGCTACGAATACTAACAGAGTCGGCGGCCCATATATCAATTTTACCGTTGCTGGTTAATTCTATCCACGCAGTTCCTCTAGCATTGCCGATGTAAATTAAGTCTTCTGAGTTATGCAGGAGAATTTGATGTCCTGTTCTAGTACGAATTCTAACTAATTCATTGTGAGGAACATCTGGTAATCCGCTTTCACCGTTTTCTACACTGGCATATTCTGGCGGGCCGTCTTTTGCATAACTCTTACGCTGGAAGGCTGCGTCGCCATCATCCATAACAAAAGTGCTTCCACCTAATCTACTTACAAATGCGCTTTCAATTTGACTTTCAAATTTTCCTAATTTGCCTGTAGGAGCTCCAGATTGACGATCAACCGGTCCAGGTGTGCTTATACCAAATACTTGGCTAGGTGTTTCTCGACGAGCACTAGATGTAGTAACTCCTCTAATGTCGTCTCGATCTAATCCTTGTTCTTCTAATACTTTCTGAAATGGATGTACTGGCTTTTTAATTAACGTAGTATCTGATTGGCTTAGGTCGTTTGTTTTCTTATTATATTCAGCAACAACTTTACGACTACTTCCATCTTCATTATTTGCTTCAGTTGCCGCAAGGCCTGGAACCATAAAGTTCATATAGTCGTCTGGAACGCATCCTATCCAGAAACCTTTTGCGGCGTTACCGTTGACAAAGATAACCATAACAATGGTGCCAACATCAGGAGGCACCATCCACATACCATATGATTTTTGTGTGCTGCCGTAATCTTCGTTGTCTTGTAGATATCGAACACTTGTTGAACCGTAAAAAGGACTCATGTATCTAACAGGTATCACGCTGCCAGTTACACCTTGTTGGTCTCTTCCAACATCATTAAGCAATTCTACTTGTAGAGTGCCCATGTATTTGCCGTCAACATTACTTACTACCCTTGCTAGGTAAGGGCCCGGATCGGAAACGTATCGTTCTTCCGATCTACTGTCTTCTGGGGTTATGTCGTAATTACTCATTATGTAAAATATGTATCATCTTCGCCGGAGTTAGGTAGCGGACTCCATGCAATATCTTCGCCGTCTTCAAAATTATTAGTATATACCACGTATTTGCTTTCTTCAAGATTGGGATTGACGGAGGATGCGTCTGCTCGATCAGAGCCAGATTTTCCAGGAGTCGATCCTACTATTTCTTCTCCGTCTGATAGACTGTCTTCTACTGATACAGCGGAAGTGAGTGCAGGCAAACCTGGAGGATTTTGATTTGGGCGGCGCATTAAACTTAGTGTCTGCGTAAACTTGCCTTTTACAAAATTACTCTTAACTACTACAACTTTAAATAAACCACTAAACGGTATCTCTAATTGATCTTTTACGTCCTGGTCAAAAGATAATTTACCACCACTATTTAAATCTATAGGAGTCCTAAAATTAAAAATTATATCAACTTCGCCGCTCTGGTAATCCATTGCATTAGTTGCAGTTAAATTTAAACGATTAGTTGAGTTTGTGTTTGTATAATTTCCAACACCACTATCTGCTAGATAGTATGGATCTCCCATTATGACTAGATCTGCAATGGCTTTTTCTGTATCTGAATACCATATTCTTGATTGAAATTGTTTTGCTACGATTGTAGCATAGGTATCTGCATCGCCGGCACCGTCACTATTTTTAGGTCTATCAGTTTTAGAAACACCAATAGCCATACCTGTAGCAATATCGCCACCACCTTGACTTCCGGGGCCGCTAATTGATTGAATATACGGTCTAATACTATCTTGTCCCGCACTACTTTGACCTAATCGAGCCATTAGTGCTTCTCCAGCGGCTGCGCCAACACCGTGAGCAAGTAACGGTGTTGCATAGTTATTATTCATGTCTAATTTAAAATCTAAAACATCTAAATTTTTACCAGTGTAGATATAATCATATTTCTTAACTGCTTCTGCTTCAAGTTCTTTATATCCTTTTGCAGTAGTATTAGGTAACACAAATAAAGATTGATGCACTTTATAAGGAATAACTCGATAGACTAATAGTTTAGGATGTATTCCAACATTAATGTTTTGCTTATTAGGTGTTGTCAAATAACACTGACTTTCAATTCTAAACCAGTTGTAAAAACCTTTAGCATCTGGTTTACCTTTAATTGCATCTGTACAATATTCGCTCATTAACATTACTTCTGTAATAGCGTTAATAATTGATGTACCTTTCTTAAAAATAAATTCTCGTTTTGTTGGATCTACTTTATAGACATTTCTAGGAAATGCTTTATTTGATAACGGTGATGAATCTTTAGGTGCATCTTCTTTTTTAGGATCTAATCCGCCTTGCGCTTGTGTAAAATTAAATTTAGCTTTACCTAATGCGCTAACATCAGCTTCGTTTTGTACAAAAATATTTCCTTTGTTTCTTGTTAGATTTACTTTTGTGGCTACGCTGCCACCACCGGCTGTTCCTTGTTTAATTTCGCTAGTAGCTCCCTTATCTTCATCTGAATTATCTTTTGGTGTTTGATTAAGTTCTTTGACAACGTCAGGAAACACAATGGCTATCTCGTCTGGTATATACGGTTCTTTATCTTTGTCCTGTTTTGATAATTCTAACAATCTAAAATTAAGTCACCGCTTTGTAACATTTCAACTACGGTGGCGCCAGAAATAGCAAAGTCTGATTTTAAAATATTGTAGTTATCATTCATTGCTAGATCATTCCATGCTTGTGCTATAACTTTATATCTACATCCTGCTCCAGTTACAGACATGTTAATAGAAACTAATCTAATAGGAAAATATTTTGTAGAAACTATTTTTGTTTCGTTAGTTTCTGTATACCCCTGAAATTCAATAGTAAACAAATAAGGAGCTTGAGAATAGTCCGGATGTTTATTATTGGCAGCGGCAATTTGACAACTTTGCAAAAACTGTCCCATACTATATGGTTCAATAACTTCAAAATTTAATTGTACAACATTTGTACCTTTGGTGTTTGCTAGAGTTGCTATTTGAGAAAATATTTCCACATTGTCAACAAAGTAATCGTATTTTCCAGAAGGATTATCGTAAGTCTTATATGCTGTACTGACTCTACTATTAGCAAATCTGCCGCCGGTGCTGAGAATGATATTACCAACTATACCTTTTCTATAACCATTTTCTGGATAATTGATACCATCTGCAGATAACGAACTTAGTGTGAACAAGCTATTAAAAGAAACAAATTCATGTAACGGATTAGGTATCGGCAAAGAAATCTTTTCATCGTCGCCACCATTAGACCCAGAGTCTAGAGTAATTGAAGATGCTAACCCGCTGACGCTTCCGTCGGAGATTGCGCCACCGCGATCTACTGGATTTTCTTGTGCGGCGCCGCTA